GCCCCTCTACCGTCTACAGACAGGAGAGGGGCGTTTGCGTACCGCCGTAAGCGGGTCATTCTGTTTTGATGTATGCATCCCCAAACCCCGCCGCCTTGACCTTCGCAAGCATGCCTTCCGCATTTGCCTTGACGGAGTAGGCACCAACTTGGACGCGATACAGCTTCTTGGGCTCTTCAGGCGCGGGTGTTGCAGGATCTGACGCAGGCGTCTGCTCTTCAGGCGCTGTCGGCCTCACCTGTTCGGGCAGTTCACCTCCCGCGATCAAGGCCTTGACATCAGCCCGGAAACTGTCCATGGACTTACCGAACCTCGGGAACCAATGTCCGGGGTCGGCGTGGTTGTTGGCGATGCCCCGCCGGTAGCCCTCATAGTGCCCGATCAGGACACCATCCTTGCTTGGATCAAGGCTGTACTGCTTGCAGAGGAAGGCGCAGAGTTCGGCCGTCTCCCTGTACACGGCGCTGAAGTAGGCGGCATCCGTCAGTCCATCCTCACAAATCTCAAAGGAGATATGCGTGTCGTTCGCGGTGCCCTTGGCACCCCTTGCGCTGTGCCAGCCCCTGTGGTTCCACGGAAGGGTCTGGTAGGTGGCAATACTGCCATCAGCCAGCTTCCCAATGAAAGCGTGCACGCAAACCTGACGCATCCCCGGCTTATCCTGGTTCCAGTGATTGCCATACAGGTTCTTGCCCAGCAGGCCATCATCAGGTCCCACATAGCGCTTGAGCGTCGGGTTGTTCGCTCCTGTGGAGTGCACCATGATGCCCTTGGGCACAATGCTTCTCCCCGCTTTATAGCAAGGATTGTTCACGAAGATGAGCGTCTTCAGGTTCACGCGTCCTCACCGTCCTCATCCTTGTCGTTCAGCTGCTCCAGAATGCCCCTGAGTTTGTCGGGGATGGGCAAGCCAAGGTGGGCGGTGTTCTCCAGGATGGAGACCCCTTCGTTGCTCAGATAAAAGAAGATGACCGCCGTGCGCACCGTGCCCGCGCCTCCCAGCGCCTGCGTGTCAAGGATATGCCCCACGCCGACCAGCACAAAAATCAGCACCTTCTTGAAGATGCCCTTGGCACCAATGTCGCTGGACAGCGTTTTGTCAACGATGGCGCACATGACGCCGGTCACATAATCAAGAACCACAAAGGCAACCAAGGCATAGAGAAAACCGTCCAAACCGCCGAGAAACCAGCCCAGGAACGCGCCCAGTGCGGTGATGCCTGCCTGAATCGTAGACCAAATGTTCTTCATGGATGAACCCTCCTGTTGTTTTGATGGTTGAAAAAGCGCCCCTGCTTTCACAGAGGCGCATGCCGGGGATATGGTTTATAAACTGAGGATAGCCTCCTGCAGCTGCAGCATCACGCTGGCCTTGGGGCGGCCTGTCTCAATGGATAGCCAGAGCGGCGCCGTTATCTTATTGCTGCCAGCAGTGTCAAAGCCGTTGATGACATCAATCACCTGCTCAAGGCTGCGCCGAAGCTCCAGCACATGGAAGGGCCAGTTCTTCACCTGCGTCTTGCCTGCGGCCACCTCCTCTGCCCACTTCACGGCGCTCAGGCTATAGTAAGCCCGGATGGTGTTCAAAGCCATGCGTTGGTCTTGGATGTGGGATGCCTTCACCCTGCTTACATCGGCTTGGATATTCTCAAAAGGCGAGGGCAGCACCGTGAACGCCCGGACCACCTCCGGGCCGATGGCGCCGGACACGCTATCTATACAGCGGAAGGCGACGCTGTATGCACCGGGAGCAAGCGGCTCGGGGCTGTACACCGTGGGAGCACCGTTGGCCAGATGCCCAGCCGAGGAAAAGCGGGTGGGATTTGCCACGCTGTCCTCCCATGCCGCAGCGCCTATCCTGACGCAAACCTTCTGCGTGTCGCTGCCCAGCCTGGCTCCGGTCGTGATGAGGAACCTGGGCTGTGTGCCGTAGGTCACGTCGCCTGCCTTGGGTGCCGTGATCACCGGCGCTGTCGGTGGGCTGGCCTTGCGGATGATGTTGCTGAGGGCATAGCCGGAGACGGCGCTTAAGGTATCCGTCAGGCTCAGCCGATAGCGCGTGGACATGCCGGGGACTGTAGAGACCGCTGGCGTGTAGCTGCCCGAGGTGGCGCTGGTCGTCAGCGTGACAAGGGCCGTGTAAGCGCTCCAGGAGGCCCCGTCTGCTGAGGTCGCCTGCTGGATGACCGCCTGCTTGATGGCACTTGTCCCCGCGACGGCGCCGCTCCAGGTGAGCGTGACCTGCTCTGTGTCGTACACGGCAGGCGCAGCGGTGAAGGCCGTGGGCGCTGTCGGCGGGACATTGCGCCGAAGGGTATTGCTTGATACCAGCCATGCCGAGTAGAAGGCTTCCCCGGCAGTACCCCGGATGCGCAGCCGGAAGCGGCGGTACACGCCCGGCGTCGCGGACGGGTTGACGCTCAGGCTGCCGCTGGTAGCGCTGCTGCTAAGGACAGACAGTGCCGTCCATGTGCCCCAGGAGGAAGCGTCCGGCGAATCGCTGTACTGGATTTCATAGGCGAAGATGGTGTTGCCTGCGCCGTTGGACGCGCCGCTCCAGGACAGCGTCACAGCGCCCTCGGACAGTGTTGCGCTTAGTGCAAAGACGGAGGGCAGCCCGCAGGGAGTGATCGAGCAGAGGATGCTGGCGCTGGTCTTGACTGCGGAAGCCACATCCAGCGCGTCAATGGTCGCGACACCAAACTGTGTGTAGGTACCGATCACTCGGGACACAGTGGGTGTGTAGCTCCCACTGCCTGCTGTCAGCGACAGGGTGGTCAAGGTCGCCCACCCGCCCCAGTTCACGTTATCCGTAGAAGTACGGCTGGTGATGGTGTAGCCCTTGATGGCGCTGGTGCCGCCTGAAGCGCCGCTCCAGACAAGCGAGATCGCCTCTGTGCTGTACACAGCGGGGCTGGCGGAAACAGAGGTCGGTGCGCCGGGCTGGGTATTCCTGCGCACGGAGTTGGTGGACACCTTCCAGCCGGAGTAATAGCCGGACCCGGCGGTGCCGCGTGTGCGCACCTGGAAGCGCCGGTAGCTCCCGCGTGTAGCGGGAGGAGCGACGGACACGCTTCCGCTGGTGGCGCTGGTCGTGACCGTGGTCAGTGCCGTCCAAGCCCCCCAGGTCGTGCCGTTGGCGGAATCGCTGTACTGTATTTCATAGGAAGAAATAGCATTGTTGATGCCGCCTGAAGCGCCGCTCCAGGACAGGCTGACATTGCCCTCGGACAGCGTGCTGTTGACCGAACAGGCAGTGGGTGCCCCGCAGGCCGTGGTGTTGAGCGTATAGTTGAGCGTCAGCGTGCCGCTCAAGCCGTCCCGGATGTTGAGCAGGTTGCCGGTGCCTGTGTTGGAGCGCCTGACGGTGAAGGTGATGGTGCCGCTGCCTGCGGTTAAAAGCCCCGCTGAGTATCCGGTGAGCGTGACCGTCTCGCCGTGTACGGTCTGATTGGACAGGAAGTTGGCGGTCGTGCCGGAGCCCGAACCCAGCACGAAGGTCAGGTAGCAGTAACCGGAATAAGTCTTCATGCTGCTGAGGTACAAAGAGCCCGAGGAGATGGTGGCGTTGTAGACAGGCGTGCCGGAGGCATAGGCCGTGAAGGTCGTGTCGGCCTTCATGTCCGTGTTGGTCTTTGTAAAGCTGCTGAGGCTGTAGGTCAATGTCGGCATATACTCACCCCCTTACACATAGCCTTGTTGTCCATCCCTTCACTCATAGACAGCGCTCACAAGCGAGTTCACCAAGCCGCAAAGCGCCTGGTTCAGCCTTGTGTCCGTGATGTTCTGCGCAACGACAGATACCACGCCTTTGGGGATGAGGATTTCCGCCAAGCCCAGCTCATAGGTATCGTTGGTACGGGTGAGGGCAGGCGCTGCGGGATTATCCGAGGGTGTCCCGGTGAGCACCGCCAGATAGACGGCGCGCTCCGCTGCGCTCAGGCGCAGCACCACGCGGTCAAGGCGAGGCTTCACGCCATCGGCAGTGCTCAGGTTCAACTGCAGCGCGTCCGTGTTCTCATAGGCATAGCCCCTGATCCAAGCGCTGCCTGCGGCGACGCTCAGCGACATGCCGCTGCCGGGCGTTACCTGCAGGTTGCTTGCCGCAGTATAAAAGATGCCGCTCGTGACCAGCTTGCTGAAGTAGCCCGCAAAGTCAGCCGCGTCATAGAGCCGGTCGCCGCCGGATGAGTTGAAGAATCCGCTCTTTTCCATGGGGTCAGCCTCCTTTCAGTTTGTCGATGAGGGTGAGAGCGCCCTTGCCGAAGACCAGCCCCAAAGACAGGCCGCCTTCGTCGTAGGTCTCGTTCACCTCGGTAATGCGCGTCGTGAGGGTGACGCCCCATTTGCGGGAGAGCACCGTCACGACCTGGCCTAAGTCAAAGTCCGCTTTGTAGCGCAGGTTCCCGTGCGGGTTCACCTCCGCGTCAAAGGCGCTGAGTACAGAGAGCGTTGATAGCTTGCTCTGTCCCCGGTAGAGGAGTGCGTCCTGGTAGCCCGTTCCGAAGTCCTCCTGCCTCAAGTCCTTGGCGTCTACAAAGACCTCTCGCCGGGCTTCGCCTGTGCCGCCTGTGATGGCTGCCATGACACGGGAAGCACCCTCTCCCTCGCCGCCGATGAGCGCGGTGTTGGCATAGCCCAGGTTGCTGTGGATGTAGCTCTGCTCTGTTAGGTTCTCGTACTCATGGGAGAACACGGCCTGAGAAACCACACCGGTGTATAGGGTCACTGTCAGCAAGCCATCCCCGGGCGAGAAGATGGTCTTGATGCCCCGGTCGGAGGCTTCACACAGCCCCGTGACGGTGTCCATGAGGTTCTTGTAGGACACCTGGGTGTTGACCGATACCCCCATGGCCGGGGAGGAGAAAGCGATTCCCGCCATGTGCCGTGAAGAATCCGTTGGTGTGATGAGATGATGGTTCATGAGCAGCGCGACACAGGCTGACAGATCGCCCGACAGCGTCTCCGTGCCCCAGACGATGCGCCGAGATAGCAAGGAAGTCGCAAAACGGCCGCTCACCGTGACGGTTTCTCTGTCTGCCTGCTCCAACTCCACCTGCTCGATGACTCCGATCTCCTCATCGTCGTTCTTCCACAGGTGGTTTCCAGTCTGCAATAAGGCGAGATTCTCCGGTGTCGCAATCGCCTTCATCTCAAAAGCACCGCAGCGGGCATAGCGCCGCGTCCAGCGCAGGTACTCAAAGGACTCCACCACACCAGCCAGCAGACGCTCATTGTTGTAGATGTAGATTTCCACGCTCACACCCCCAGGTACATGGGTCGGTAGTAGATGCTGACTTCCAGCAGGTCGAGGTTCGCCTCCGCGTTGTAGCGCAGCAGGTTCCGGCCGGGTGCCAGCTGCAGGAAGACCGAGCTGGTGTCCAGCAGGGAGAAGGCATTGCTTTCCTCCTGCCCAACAATTCGCGTCACCTGCTTGCCTGCAAAGTGGGTATGGACATGCAGCTCCTCGCCCGCCGTCATGGTGGTGTTCAGGCGCAGCGCCTCGCCGCTGTCCAGGTTCATAAGCTCGGGCTTGCTCACGCCGCCCAAGGCCAGGAAGACGATGTGGCAGCCGCAGGCCACGTCGCCGACATTGTCCACGGTGATGATCTGGCTGGGCTGGCGCCGGGCGAACATGAGCCCGCCCTCCGGTATCTCCAGCGGGAAGGACAGCAGCGGCGACCACATGGCCAGTTCTTGCCGGATGTCAGTCAAGGCTTCAAAGAAGGGCGAAGGGCACAGCAGGCTGATGAAGAAGTTAGGCGCCCGCTCACGGGAGGAAGCACTGAAGCCCGCTTCTTCCACCACACAGGCGATCTGCCGATTGCGGTAGACCAGCAGGCCCTGCTGCTTAGGCGTGAAGACGCGGAGGAAGCGCTTGCGAAGCGCGTAGGCCTCGTCCACGCTGGCGGCAACGACTGTGCCTTCCAGCGTGATGTTGCGCATGTCCAGGGCGGAGGAGATAAAAAAGGCGCCATCCTGGTCCGGCGCTTTGAAGGTATTCACGGTCTGCCTCACCCGGCCTGTGCCGTCTATCCGTGTCAGGAAAAAAGGGCGCGACTGCCTGAGGCTGAGGCGCTCACCGCTTGTGTTGATGTAGCTTAGTTCCACGATGATGCTCCCTCCTCTATACTCCATTTCAAAATATGCCCCTCCTTAGTATTCCAGCGCCAGCTTGCGGGACAGGTTCCGAAACTCCCGCGCCAGTTCCTTCTCGGACAGGGCCTTGGGCGACACCACGGAGATGTTCTGCATGATGGTGCTCCCGGCGCTCGTTGGGCTGTCCCCGTATCCGCGCATACCGACATTCATGTCAAAGCCGGTGGGGATGGCGTTTTGCATATCCCGGGCCACGCCGTCCATGGCCTTCTCAAAGCCCACGCCGATGCCCTCGCCCATGTTGAAGCCCAGCCCGGCAAAGAGCGTAGAGGGCGAGCGGATGCCGAAGAAGTTCTTGATGCTGTCAACCACGCCGCCGAAGAAGCCTGAAATTTTGTCCCTGAGCCAGGCGCCCGCGTCGCTGATGCCCTGCCACAAGCCCTGGATCAGGTTCGTGCCCACCTTGGCAATCTCGCCGATAGAGCCTGTGAAGGCGCTGACAATCCCCGCAATGATCTGGGGCACTGCCTTGACGATCTCCACGATGATGGCCGGGAGGTTTTGGATCAGGGCAGTGAACAACTGGACGCCTGCCAGGATGATCCGGTCGATGTTCCCGATGATGGCCTCCACCAGGCTGCCGACGATCTGCGGGATGGCCGTGACCACGGTGGTGATGATCTGCGGCAGGGCTTGGATGAGTGATACAAGCAGCTTCATGCCCGCATCGATGATGAGCGGGATGGCGCCGATGACCGCGTCGATGATGCTGTCGATGATCTGAGGAATCGCCTCCACCACCGCCGTGATGATGATTGGTAATGCCGTCACCAGGGAGCTCAGCAGCTTGATGCCCGCCTCGATGATCTGGGGGATGGCCTTGATGAAGAAATTGACCAATGCCGTGATGATGGCCGGCATGGCAGCAATCAGGCGCGGGATGGCGTCCAGGAGACCCTGCGCCAAACCGAGGATTAATTGAAGCGCCGCGTCCAGCATCTGGGGCAGCTGTTCGAGCAGGCCCTGTACGATGGTCATGACCGCTGTCACCGCTGCGGGGACCAGGGAGGGCAGGGCGGCCCCTATGCCCGATACCAGCGTGTTCACCAGCTGCACAGCGGCGGCGACCAGCAGGGGCAGGTTGTCAATCAGGGCGCCAGTGATGGTCATGATGGCGCTCACGGCAGCGGGGATCAGGGAAGGCAGTAGGCTCAGGATCGTCTCAAGCACCTGCGTGAACAGGCTCGTGACTGTTTCCAGCAACAGGGGAAGCAGATCGCCAATCGCTGTCAGCATCGCACCGAAGGCAGGAGGGAGCGCGCTGACGATGTTCTCCAGCACCGGCACAATGTTCGCCACCACCGCGCCAAAAGCGTCCACCAGGTTCTGCGTCAGGTTGGTCATGTCGGCGCCGGCGTTGCCGAGCCCGGCTGTGAAGGAGCCAAGCGCCGCCTGGAGCAGCCCCAGCGAGCCGGTCACGGTCTGGGTGGACTCCCTTGCGAAGTTGCCAGCGTACTGCTCGGTGTTTTCAAAGAACATCTGCATGGCGACCTCGGCCTTGTCGGCTTGGGAAGCGGAAGCCCACACGAAGTCCAGCCCCTTAGAGACGGCATAGGCTTGGATGGACGTGGCGTTCATGGACACGCCGAGGTTGTCCATCATGGTGAAGTTGCCCTTGGCGGCGCCCGCGACGGAATCCAGCGCCACCTGCATATCGATGCCCATGACCGAGGCCATGTCCGCCGCCCGCTGCATGGCTTTCTCGGTCAGTTCAAGGCTTTTCTGCTGTTGGATGCCAGAGCCTTGGAACAATGCGCCCATCTTGTTGGCCGTGGCCAAGTACTGCGACTGAGAAACGCCCAGGTTCTTGTAGGCTTCCTCGCCCGTTTTCTGGATGGACGCGGCGTATTCGCCAAATACAGCCTCGCTGCCGCCCAGGTTCTGTTCCAGTTCGCCGAACTGCTGGACGACTTCCTTGCCCAGCTTGATGGCGGCGGCACCTGCTGCGATGGCGACAGCGCCCATGGCCTTGCCGATGCCGCTGAGCACGCCGCTCAGCTTTTCAAACTTGCCGCCGGATTTTTCAGCAGCGTCGCCTGAGTCTGTGATCTGCTCGCCCAGCTCGTCCGCGCTCTCAGCAGACTCTTCCAACTCACGCTCCATGCCGTTGAGCTCGGCCTGCGCCTTGTTCAGCTGGATCTGCCAGTTCTGCGTGCGGCGGTCGTTCTCGCCAAAGGAGGAGGCTGCGTTGTCCAGCGCCGCCTTAAGGGTGGTGATTTTATCTTTCTGGGCGTCGATCTCCTTGTTGAGGACGGCGTTGCGGGCGGCTGCGGCTTGGACGGACTTGTCGTTCTTGTCAAAAGAGCTGGATACCAGCTGCATTTCCGAACCAAGCACCTTGAAGCTCTGGTTGATGTCCGAAAGTGCTTTCTTGAACTCCTTCTCGCCCTCGATGCCGATCTTGAGCCCGAAGTTATCTGCCATGCCGTGTCACCTCCTTTTGGGCATAAAAAAGGAGCAACCTTACGATTGCTCCTGAAAGGACTATGAATCTGGCGGCAGCTTGCAGCCAGGTTTAACGTATTCGTTTATCTGTTAGTATTGCATAAACATAGGCAGGGCCTCTGACCAAATCATTGATCTGCCCCGGGCCATCGAGCGGATCAACCCGGGCAGCTTTCTCAAAGTTGGCTTTGGACAGAGGATAGTTTGTCCGATCCGGTACAACATTGTTGCCAACCATTTTATACATGAATGATAACCCTGTCTTTGTATAGAACTCTTCACCTACATGACAAACGATATTAGCCCATACATCCTCAAACTCCATGTTTTCACCTCAGTTGTTGACTTTTATGAAGCAAGTATACTCGAACATAAACCAGAAGACAAGAACGTGAACAGGCAGGTCTTTTTTAGTAGGAGCAAATCATTTGATGAATATAATTATAGCCCTGTCGGGATCACATCATCAATTGTCCAGTTCCTCTTGGGTTTCTCCATACCGAGGAACTGCTTGTGACAACACCATAGATCCAGAAACAGCCCGATGGGCATCAGCCAGAACTCGTCCGCGCTCATGCACATCTGAACCGTTCCATAGTAGTAAAGTCGGGTAAAGGTTTCATCGTCCCTTACCCGACCTCCGCGTTTTTTGAGCCTTCTTCCTCGCTCTCCACATTGCGCTTGGTACCCTTGTACATCGCCTCGGTGATGGCCGTCTTGTAGCCTGCCAACTCCAGCGGGGAGGTGAGCAGCTCCACCTCGTCCTCCGTCAGCAGGGGCTCGGGCTTGTCCTTGTTCCTCAGATTCCGCGCCAGAATTGCCTGGTTGGCAAGCAGGGTCAGGAGCCACACCACTTCGTCTAGCGCCATCTCGAAGTTCTCTGACTTCATGAGCTTCTCGCCCAGGTTCTCCAAGCCGCCATACCTGCGTGCTATCTCCTTGGTGGCACGGGTGGTGAGCGTCAGTTCATAGGGCTGTCCGCCGATCAGGATGGCAGCACTCCGTTCCGTATCCATATGCCTTGTCTCCTTCATGCCTTACTCACCATCCGGCGCGTATACCGGCTCATAGACCTCAGTAAACCACCCGGAGATGGTTGCCGCCGCGACACCCGCAGCACCCTCGGTCGCCTCTGCCTTCCAGGGATGCTTGCCCATGCCGTCCAGCTTGTTGCGGCGCAGCACCGTCCCCTCAATGGTGGGGGTGGAAAAGGTGATGGACTCGCCCTTGGTCTGCAGGTTGGTGGCCGGGATGCCGAACTTCACCTTGTACAGCCAGAAGTAGCGGTATTTGCCGTCGGGCTTCATCGCCCGAAAGCCGATGGCCGCAGGCGTGCCCGAGTTCTCGCTGGCGGAGATGAGCACGCCATTGTCGTCGGCCACAGCGCCTGTCAGGTCACTTGCGGCTTCGATGCCGATATCGTCCACGCCTAAAGACAGCGTGCCGGACTTAAAGTCCTTGATCACCTCCGCCGCGCCGTCATCGGCATACAGCACGGCCTCCGCCAGTTCAATGGACAGCTCTGCCGTCATCGCCTTGGCCAGCGGCGCCGGGACGCCATAGGTTTCCTCGCCGTCCGAGCCCTCTGTGATCTTTGCGTAATACAGTCTGTCAAGACCAATCGTTGCCATGGTCAATCCTCCAATTCATAATGTTTCGCCGCGTCAATGGCATAGTGGTGATAGCCTGTATCATCCTCATGCTCGACATATCTGCGGCCGGTGATGGTGAACGCCGCCCCGAGCAGAGCGCCGGTGATCTGGTTCTTTCGTCTGATGTAATTGCCTTTTGAAAACAGGGATATCCGTACCTCGGCCACATCAAGGAGGGGTGCGTTATCCCCGAACAAAGGAAACGCATCCGCCATGGGTGTCAGCACCAGATATTCATCAGGCGGGACACGTGAGAAAATGCCCGTCTCCACCGGCAGGATGGGAGAGAGCAGGGCAGTCAGCTCCTGCAGGATGCTCATAGGTTCTCCACCTCTTGCTCGAATTTTTTCTTCATCGCCTCGATTGCGGGCTTCCTTGATTGCGTTCGGGCGGGCTTCAGAAAGGGCCTTGCCGGCTGCCCGTGCTTCCCATATTCCAGAATGTTGGCAATCTTGGCATTGCTGCCGCCATCGCTCCTGGGCTCGGCAAAACCGACCTTGATGTCCCAGCCGGAGCCGTCTCGTTTTTGTTTAGCGGGTGATAAGCCGAGTGAACGTTGCAGCTCACCCGTGGCGCGGCTTTTCTCTTTAGTCTCGCGTCCGACAGCGGAGGAGAGATTGCCCTTGACCTTCGCCAACGCGACCTCGCCGCCCGCTTCCAGCACCCTGGGGATGATCTCGTCTGTCTTGTCGCCCAGCCGGGACAGCTTCAGGAGAAATTCTTCGGGCATCTTGGTTTCGGCCTTGGCCATCACGCCACACTCCCTTCGATTCGTTCGCACAGGCATTCAATGTACATGCCGCGCCCGCGCACATCCTCAGCACTCAAGATGTTGTATCTGCCGTCCACATCGGCAATGTGGAGCGAAGTATCGATGCTTACATTAGGTATCAACCGGAAGCGGAAGAGGGCAGTCGCTTCGCTGAACGCCGCCCTGTTCGCCCAGCGCTCCGAGCCATGCTTGTTTTCCTTGTAGGCACGGACACTGGCCAGCACCACATCCCCTGTGGTCACGAAACCCTCGCTGTCCTTGATGGGTTGGGTAGAGAGGATGTCAATGAAGCAGTTCATTTTCCCGTAGCTCATGCTCACACCTTCCAATCCCGGTCAAGCCGCAGAAGCGCATTGACTGTGTTCCACACCTGCTGCGAAGCCTGAACGCTGTCTGCGAAAAAGCCCGCAGTCGAGCCATCCCTGCTTTCATAGAAATGGCTCGACAGCATGATCACCGCCTGCTCGGTGGTGGGCGGCATGTTGTGCTCTGCGTAGTGCCCAGCGTGCAGGTGCTGGTAGCCTTCGGCATAGCCCGTGGCGGCAGCAATGAGCCGGAGGAGCAGGTCATCATCCTCATCATGCTGGAGAATGAGATGCGCCTTGACTATTTGAAGCAGATCTCCTTCCGTCATCCCGCCCACCTCCTCATGCTCAGTTTTGTGAATTGTCCTGCATTAGGCCCGCCGCCTTCAGCTTGAAGAGCAGGCTGTTGAAGTCAGTCACCAGACCTGTGACCTCGGTGGCCGTGCTGTCCGCTTGGTTCGCGGCTGCCCTGACACCGCCCAGGGTCGTTTCTGTGGCAGGCTCCAGAAGAAAGGGAGAGAGCCCCGTTACCGAGGCCCCCTCCTTGATTTCCAGCGTACCGCCTATGACGGTTCTTTCGCCGCCCTGCTCGGTATAGTTTTTTGCGTTGTATTCGCTCATATGTCAGCCCTCCTTAAGCGTGCTGTTTAAGCAGCTTGATGCCTTCGGGCAGCACGGTCTTGCCGTCCACACGCTGGAAAGCGTAGAAACCGGTCTGCAAATTGGCGATATGCAGCTCATCCGCGCGGCGCACGGTTCTGCCGCTGCGATCGGCAATCCAGTAGTTCTGGAAATCACCGAAAGCGACGGTGTATGCGTTTGCCGCGATGGTCGGAGCGTACTGCGAGACATACACCGGGAAGCCGAGCAAGCGGTCGGGCTGATCCGCCTGCAGAGACGGCTGCCACATATATGCGCCGTTGCCGTCTTTGAGCTTCCGGATACCCGCGAGGGTTGTGCCGTTCAAAACGAA